AGGTTCAGATGGAACTTATGGGGTTGGTAAATTGGACGCATTCAAATATGCCGTGGCTGGTGGTTCAGGGCAAGGAACATCTACGCAGGGGTTTAATGGCGTGCTGTATTCCGGCGGTGGTGGTGGCGCTAGGCATAATAGCTACCATAACAAAGGTGGAATTGGTGGGGCAGGCGGTGGCGGAATTGCCTCTACAGGTGGCTCGAATAATGGTGGAAATGGAACTGACGGCTTAGGCGGTGGCGGAGGAGGAGCTAGTGGAGCTACCACCAAATTCGGAGTTCTAAGCTTTGGTGGCCAAGGCGGAACAGGCTGTATCTACATAGCTTGGGGCAGCCTAATGAATGACGGAAGTTAAGCTATCTAAAATTTAATACTTGTGCATGAAAGGGATTCCTCACGGAGTTCCTTTTTTAATTTACCTAAAAAAGGAAGGAGAAGAAGCATGAAACGAGATTTTGCACTGATTCTGCCGAACAAGGACACGGCAGAGCATGAGGTAGTGGCCATCACGATTTTTGATAGCCCTACCGAAGCAGACATGGGGGCAAGGGCTATTTATGGTGCTACTGCCTATGCAATGGAGTCCTCGATGTGGGATTTGAAAGAGCCTTGCATTTACAAAGAGGGGGCTTTCTTCAATCTCAAAATGAGGGAGCTAAGAGATGAAAAAGGAGAGCTGCAGTTTGTCCGTGTAGGAGAAGAGAAAGCCGAAAGGATTTCTTCGCAGGCGGAGCAGATTGCAGAGCTGGCAAGAAAAAATGCCGAACTCAAAGCGGTAATTGACACGCTTGTACTCGACACACTAGGAGGTGAATAATGTTTGATTATTTAAAAGGCTTGGCAGAAGAAGGAAAGCTTAATAAGAGACTTCTTGACAGGGCTGTAGCTAAGGGATGGATTACCAAAGCACAGGAGGAAGAGATTCTTCGTATCGCGGCAGAAGAGAAAGGGGCAGAAAATGGATGATAGATTTTAACGCATTTTTTAGCTTGGTGGACTTTGGAGTCATTATCCAGTCGCTAGGGTGGCTTTTTCTTGGGACAATCACCCTGATTGAAAAATTCGCTCCGAAAGACAAAAAGCCATGGACGGCAATCCTCACCTTTATTGGGAAAATCCTTACCCGAGAATTTGCAGAATCGCAGAAAGCCTTAGTTGACCGGGTTGAAGTATTAAGCGACAAGATTGAAGCTGTTGCTGAATCCGTTGAGGAAACAAGAGCCATAGCGGCAAGGGTAAGGATTCTCCGTTTTGGAGATGAGCTGCTTGAAGGAAGAACACATAGCAAAGATACTTTCGACCAGGCATTGCTCGACATTGACAATTACGAGCGGTACTGCAAAAGCCACGAAAATTTTAAAAATCACATTACGGAGGAAACGGTCGCTTTCATTCAAGAGAAGTATAGGGAGCGACTCCGCAATAACACTTTTACAAGGTAGTAAAACGCTTTTACTATTCAGATAACCCTTTTTACGATTAAGTAAAATATTCCTTGACATACGTCTGAATAACACGTATTATAGATTCCGTAAGGAGGATGACATGTCAAAGAATATACCTTACAGAGAAGTAGCTAAGACATTGAAAAAGAATGGTTGGGTTTTAGACCATACTACCGGCTCTCATGAAATCTATTACAAAGATGGAAAAATGTGTCCTGTCAAATGTGATAAGAAGGTAATGAAGAACGGAACATTGTCGAGTATCGAAAGGATAACGGGGCTGAAATTTTAGCCCCGGCTACTACTAAAGGAGGGCGTATATGCAAAAGGTTTTCTATCCTTGTGAGATCTCGCAAGATGAAGAGGGGTATCAGGTACAGTTTACAGACTTTCCGGAAGGGTTCACTGATGGAGATAGTCTGGAAGAAGCAATTACAAATGCAAGAGATTTACTGGGGGCGTTACTTTTTTCCTATTTAAAGCATGGGAAAGACTTGCCTAGCGCCACGGTTCCGGAGGATTCTTCGAAGAATGTTTATTTTATTGAAGCTTGGCCGGACTTAATTAGGGATAAGGTTAGCAATCAAGCTGTGAAGAAGACACTAACCATTCCGAAGTGGCTAAATGACATAGCGGAAGAGCGGAATGTAAATTTCTCTGCTGTGCTGCAGAGAGGCATAAAAGAATATTGTGGCTTATAGGAATTGCTCCTAAAGGTATCAAGATAGCGTAGGGTTTGCCCCCACGCTATTTTTATTTTTACAAATAAGAAAGAGAGGAAAGAAAAATGGATTTAACACTTTTTCAGCAGTTTGAAGTTGCTCCGGTTATGGAGATCGCAATAGCAATTTGTATTGCTGTGCAAGTCCTTAAGTGGAGAGGTATCATCAAGGAATCCGATAAGGATTATATCCCATACATCTGCGGATTTATCGGGATGGGATTAGGAGCAATCGCCATGGTTGTTATGCCGGGCTTTCCGGCGAAAGATATTATCAGAGCTGTCGCCATCGGAGGCGTTTCTGGCATCGCATCCATCGGTGTATATGAGGTTTTTAAAGCAATATTAAAGAGTTTTGGTTACACAGCTTAGCCGCCCTATGCGACTAAGCTTTTTTCATCTAAGAAAGAGAGGAATTTACTATGAGAAAGAATGGACCTATGGAGAGATACCCTGGTATTGATGAGGATGCAAAGAGACAGGAAGTGCCTGTAAAGGACAACAAGGCGGATAACAGCCCTCATCCAGTAGGCTATGGCCGCGGCAAAGGTGAGGACGATGTGGAGCATGGACCCGGAGTAACTCCGAATCCGGATAATTTCACAGGTCCCGGAATCGGCTTGCAGAAGTAAAAACCTTGGGGAGACATTGTTCTCCCCTTTTTTTTGTACCGTAAACTTTTTAAATAGGAAGGAAATACTTATGAATCCATATCAAAGAGGACAGAGAGCCTTATGCGGTGACTACTTCAAATTTACACCCGATGGAGCAGGGCAATTTAAAAGAGCAGGGCGCTGGCATAAGCAGCCGCAGAAAGGGGATGTTATCTTCTATTTCAGTGAAGCGCTAGGAAGAATCGGGCACACAGGAGTAGTAGACGAAGTGCCTTTGCCTGATTTAGCTGCAGTTGAAGGAAATACATCCGGAGCAGACAAGGATAGAAACGGCGGAGAGTGCCGGAGAAAGATTTATCGGAATTTCAAGGTAGGCGATAGGTCTTGGCCTTGCGGCTTCGGTAGACCTATCTTTGACGATGAGACTTGCTCTGTAGAGGAGTTTCTGGAAGTGGTTAGGGGAGAAATCGGCTACGAAGAAAAGGCTACTCCACGAAACTTAGAGGACAAGCACGCCAACAGAGGAAAGAATAACTATACTAAGTATGGCGTATGGTATAACCACGGAAAGGTTATCTCTGAGCCGTGGTGCGGTGAACTGGTAAGCTGGTGTTTCTATCAGGCTTGCAAACTCCATCAAGAAAGAAAAGCTTCCGTAGTGCAGCAGGAGCCACAGAAAGAGGGCTGGATTCGGCAGAATGATAAATGGCTGTACTACAAGGATAACGCGCCTGTATGCGGCAAATTTGAGTATATCAATGGTAGGTGGTATGTGTTCGATAACAGTGGCTTCATGATAAAGGGCTGGTTCAAGTCTGAGGAAGGCTGGTATTATCTTGGAGAGGATGGCGGTATGCTTTCTTCTCAATGGCTGCAGGATAAAGGCAAGTGGTACTACTTGACCAAGTCTGGCTTGATGGCTACCAATGCCAAAGTCAGAAAAGCGAAAGGTGACGGCTATGATTTTGTAGGTGCAGATGGTGCCTATGACTCCTTTAAATCCCTGTTTACCGGTCGGATGGAAGGCGTTGAGATTGTAGAGTGATGGCCGTGACCAATTCATGACCAAATTTATCCGAAAAACGGGTAAAATGGTTTCCTTTTTCGGTGCATAGAGATTACTAAAAAGTAATAAAAAGCAGGAAAAAAGCTAGGTTTTATGCCGTTATTCGCATAAATCCTAGCTTTTTATCATAGCGACGAGGATGGGACTTGAACCCACAACCCGCAGAACGGGCACCAACTTTCCAGGCTGGCCGACTACCATTATCACACCTCGTCTCAGTCAACTGTGCCAGTATACCATTAGCTTTTTTGAAAATCAAGCATTATTTTTTAGAACTTTGCTGTATTTTTCGAAACGATACGTTATAATGAAGCTAACTAAAGAGAAAGGAGAGGCTTCATGCTGGAGTACTTGAATTTAAAGCTGGACGGACTGGGTGTAGGGGAAAGCTCATTGAACATTTGGATGAAGAATGGTCGGATTAAGTATGCCTATGATGCGCCTGTAGAGGATGAGGGTCCGGCTCTTGTCTTGAATGTGCCCAAAGAATCTTCGGAAAGCTTCTTAAACTCTTTAGATGAGTGTGCCATACCGAAGTGGAAGCGTAGCTATTTTCAGGAAAAAAAAGGAGGCATTCCTGCATTTTCCTTCCGTTGGTTTTTATTGTATAAAGAAGAGAATCAAGAGGCGAAAGAGTATCAAGGGATTAATAGTGTTCCGGGAAGTTGGAACCGTTTTATTGCTTCTTTAAACAGACTGACGGCTGAAGTGAACAGCGCGAATTCTCATCAGATTATGCGTTTTTCCTTACGTGTGGAAGAGGAAAGGGAGAATGTAAGCTGGAATCCTTTGACCCGGAAAGAAGAAAGAGAGGACGTCTTTTTTGAAGAGACGCTGCTTCTTTCCAGAGAAAGTCAAAGCCTTGTTTACCTGCAGAACATGAATAAGCTTCCTTCGGTAAAGCATGAGTACTTTATACCCAAAATCGTGGATTATCTTTTGGGCAATATAGAACGCTATTTTCAACATTATGATCAGAGTGAGGGAAGCATAGGGGAAGAGAGTCCGGCCCTTTTAGAGATTACAATTCAATATCGGGATGGTCGGTATTTTCAGGTAAAGAGGTCCTATGATCGCTATGGTCTTCCGGATGACTGGGAAGACTTATTGGAGGACTTTCATAAGACTCTATCCTACTACGGTGTATTCGGTTCTCTTTTTGATCCAAGACTGTATCGACATGGTGTGAAAGAAGGAGAACATATTTTTCTAAGCTGTTTATCTGAACCGAATGGAAAGCCTAGTTATTTTAGGAGCTTAGAGGACAATATTTCCGTGGGAGATTTTGTGCTGGTTCCCAGTCTGAAGCAGGAAAATGCGGAAACCGTGGTGATGATTTCTGAAGTTCTATATTGTAAAGAGGGAGCACTGCCTTGTCCTTTGGAGGAAGCTAAGCTTATTCTCCGAAAATTGGATGAAGGAGAATTCTTCGGCTTTTTATCCCAGGATAATCATAACGATGACTTTATGTGAAAAAGGAGAATAAGTTGTGATTTTTTTAGTGGATTTTGAAAATACCCATGCCAGCGGCTTTGAAGGGTATCATTATCTGACAGAGCAGGATACCTTGGTAGTGTACTACAGTGATGAAAATTCTGCTTTACAGAAGGGCGTAGTAGAGGATTTAAAGGAAAAGGCTGTCCATGTAAGAATGGTGAAGCTTTTAAAACAGCACAGCAATGCTTTAGATATGTACATTGCTTCCACAACGGGAATGTTTTTGGATACGGGAGAAAAGATTTGCATTGTTTCCAAGGACAAGGGCTATGCAGCGGTTCGAGACTTTTGGCATAGCTTAAGAGGTGCGGAAATTCTTTTGGGAGAGACCATTGAAGAGTGTTTTCTCCATTCTGTGGCCAATGACGATGAAAGAATCAGAAGAGCCAAGGAGAGAAACCAAAAGGTACAGCTTATTGATGCCTTTGAAACCACCAACAATGTTCCTACCAGACCGACATTAAGCTACAGAAACAATTACAGAAGAAGAAAAAATCAATTCCTGGACGTGAACAGTCATTTGGAGCCGGTAGAGCTCTTACCGAATCCTTTGGCAAAGGAGGATGTAAGCTATGCTTCTTTGGTGGAGGAGGAAAATGACGGAGAGCATTTTTCCGTGGATTATTCTGCAAGTATCAAGGAAGAAAAGCTTTATCCGGATGAGGATCATGCTGAAAGCTTCGAGAAAGAGCTATCTTCCGATAGAGCTACAGAAGAAACTGTTGTTACTAAAGAAAAAGAAGATTTGGATTCTCGAGAGGAAGCTAAAACCGCAGATAATACCAAGCCGGAAGAAGCGAAGCATGAGGATTCTTCCAAGAGTTCGATAGAAACCGTGAATCGTATTTATCCTAAGACGGAAAAGAAAGCAAATGCTGGAAGACCTTCTAATCAAATCCAGTATATTTATGATCCGGTTTTAAAAAGAATGAAGCGTGTGGATGTAGAGGAAGTAGCTGAAGATAGCATTTCCGAAACCCCGGAGGAAGAGTCTAAGAAAACGGAAGAGAAAAAGTCTTCCGATGCAGGAAAAGATGAGGCTGTACAGGAGGATGCCAGCGCTGTAACAGAAAATCGTCCTGTGGAGCAGAGGGAACGGCAAAGACATCATAATCGTAGAAGAAGACGTTCTAACGGAAAGAAGGAAAACGGAGCACAGGCTTCCGGACAAGCTTCTAATCAGGATGTAAGCCAGGACAATACTAAAGCGGTGTCACAGGATGGTGCTAAAGTAGCAGCAAAGGACAATGCTAAAACAGTAGAAAAGGACAATGCTAAAACATTAGCAAAGGACAGTTCTAAAGAACATAGAAAGGATGCTTCTAAGGAAGAGTCCAGGTCCATAAAGGAACAGAAGCCGGAAAAGCAAGAGAAGGTGGAAACAGAAGAGAAAAACGGAAAGTCTGATAAAGCAGTAAGGTCAAAGAAAGTTAAGGCCAAGGATGCTAAGGTCAAAGATGTTAAGGTCAAGGATGCTAAGGTCAAGGATGCTAAGGTCAAGGATGCGGATAAGTCTGTAGAGAGCAAAACTGAGCCTGAAGCTACAAAGGCAAAGCCGGTAAGAAAGTCTACAAAGTCTAAGGCAGGAGAGGAAAAGTCGGAAAGCAAGTCTACTCGGACCAAGACCACAGAAAAAAATGCTAAGGCAAAGACCGAAGAGAAGACAAGTACGGCGAAGGAAGAAAAAACAGCAAAACCAAAGACCGGTACAAAGACTTCCAATGAAAAGACTTCTGAGAAATCTGTAAAAGCGACAGCTG